GGATATCTTCCTCGCACAGCGAGAAGGCCGCATTAGCTAAAGATTAAAAGGAAAAACAGATGGCATATCCTGTTACTTCCGGCCATCCGCAGTACGCGGGCAATTTCATTCCTGAAATTTGGGCCGGCAAGCTGATCGAACAATTCTACGACGCCACCGTGCTCGCAGCGATCAGCAACACCGATTACGAAGGTGAAATCAAGAAGCATGGCGATACGGTCCACATCCGTACGACGCCGACGATCACGATCCGCGATTACACGAAGGGCATGACGCTCCAAGTGGAACGTCCGGACAGCGATCCGATTGAACTGCTTATCGATAAGGGTAAGTACTTCAACTGCGTCGAAGACGATGTTGATAAGGTTCAAACCGACATCAAGTTGATGGACGTTTGGTCTAAGGACGCGTCTGAGCAAATGAAGATCGAAATCGACCAAGACGTCCTGGCCAACATGGTCACGGGCATCTCGGCTCTGAACTCTGGCCTCACGGCTGGCGCGAAGACGGCTTCGTTCAACCTCGGCACGACCGGTTCGCCGCTCACCGTCTCTAAGGACGGCGCTGGCGGTACGACGTCGATCACTGACCTGATCGTCGACCTCGGCACGGTGCTCGATGAAGCTAACTGCCCGGAAGGTGACCGCTATTTGGTCCTCCCGGCTAAGGCAGTCGGCCTGATCAAGAAGTCGGAACTGAAGGACGCGTCGCTCTCGGGTGACGGCGCCTCGATCCTGCGCAACGGTCGCGTTGGCATGATTGATCGTTTCACGATCTACATGTCGCACAACCTGCTCACGTCGTCTGGCAAGACCAACATTCTCGCCGGCACGAAGCGTGGTTTGACCTTCGCGTCGCAGATGACGAACATGGAAACGATCCGTGCGGAAAGCACCTTCGGCTCCCTGATCCGTGGTCTCCAAGTTTACGGCTATAAGGTCGTGAAGCCGGAAGCCATTGCTACGGCTGTCATCAGCTTCTAATAGCTATACAAACTTGAAAGGATAATGAAATGGCTGCTTATACTGATACCCTTGGCTTCTATAAGGGTTCGGCTGCTTTCGGTGCTCACGCCGATAAGCGTCTGGGCTACACAGAAGTCACTGTGGATTTCGCTAAAGTTGTGGCCGCTCGCGCGGCTGCCTCGGCTACGGCCCTGGCCGCTGCCGACACGCTGCAAGTGCTTCAAGTCCCGGCTGGCTCGCTTGTGCTCGCTGGCGGCATGAACGTCACGGAAGCGGAAGTCACGAACACGACTGCTACGTTCGACCTCGGTTGCACGGGCGGTTCGCCGATTGCTGCTAACGCCTTCGCTAACGACATCGCGTCTAACGCTGTGTCTGTCAGCTCGGTCGGCCTTGCGGCTCCGGTTCTGTTCACTTCGGCGGACACGATTGACCTGCTCCTCAACACTGCGGCTCCTACGAATGCCGTCGTGAAGGTGTGGGCTCTGTACTTTAACTGCAACTCGTAATGGTGGTGGGGCTTCGGCCCCTCCTCCCCTAAAAGGAGACTATTATGGGTATTTATACTGGCACTACCCTTGACGGGCAAGTGCTCGAAGCCCCGGTCATTAACAACCCGGTCATCGTTGAAGGTGCTGTCCTTGCGGGTAGTGCGTTGACGCTGACGAAGGCGAAACATGCCGGTCGGCTTATTGAGTTGAACGCGGCTGCCGGTAGCGTTGTTACGCTCCCGACCGCTACGGGTAGTGGCGCTGTCTACAAGATCCTTGTGACGGTTACGGCTACTTCCAACTCACACATTATCAAAGTTGGCAACACCACTGACGAGTTCCGTGGCTTTGTTATCCAAGACTCTGATACTGCAACCGCTCCTAACACTTGGTGGGCTGCGGATAACGACGACACGATCACGCTCAACCGTTCTAGCACGGGCCTTGCGGCTCAAGGCGAGTACTTTGAGATTGTCGACGCTGTGTCCGGACACTTCTTCGTTCGTGGCTATTCACAAGCCTCGGGCACGGAAGCAACTCCGTTCTCGGCCACTGTCTAACTTTAGTGGGGGCTTCGGCCCCCACTTACTTAAGGGCACACTATGAATATTCGTACACTAGCTGCTGCATTGTCTGGTTCGTCCGGTGCGCCGAACGTTGTTAGTATTGACAATCTTACTTCTACAGGTCTTTTAGGTGGCACAGCTGGCATAGTCTTTAAAACTAACGGCGAGTACGCTAGATATGTAACCGGATCGCTAATAACCTATGGTAATTGGCTTTCGCCACAGTCAAACTTTGGCGAATACGAAATTCGGTTCACAGTCACTGGTGACGCTCTAACTACTGGTACAGTAGACACGTGGATGGCGCTGAGCACACAGCGCAGTATAACGCTAGTAGAAGGTACCATAGAAGGCGAAAAAAATTCTTCAGTCTTAGCAGAAATACGTTGGACTGGTAATAACGTAGTGCAAGATAGCGCTACCTATACGCTTAATGCTAATGGACCAATCTAGTTAACACAGAGTCTAAAATGACTGTTACTACAGACAAGATAAAACTAATTGTTAAAGAAACAGTCAGAGAAATGTTTCTACATTTAGACTTGAATATTAATGATCCTGATGATATCATAGCTTTCCGTAAGGATCAGCAGTATATTCGCAGCTGGAGACTACGAGTAGAGTTGCTGACGACTAGGGCCTTTATTGCGTTAGTCTTGACAGCAATCCCAGCAGCATTCGCTTATGCGTTTCTTTCGGTAACTAGACCGCACCCCTGATAGGAAATAAATATGGAAAAGTTCTTTCGCCATCGTAAAAACGGCACTATCTATCCGTATAGTGAACGCCTCGCTAACAACGTAGATGTTGAGCTGGTTACTGAGCAGCAAGCTTATCCAGAACGGTTTGCTCCCAAAGCCGTAATCGAACATGTTAAAAAAGTTGACATCTCGATCAAAGAAGAAGTCATTCCTCCGCCGTTCACTCCGCCGGAACTTGGTGCGCAGCTCGGCGAAAAGTTGTTCAAGAACGTGACGATGGCTTCGCCCACCAAAAAGCAGAAACAAAAAGCAGGACTTGAACTCTAATGACTCCTCAAGAGGTTATTGATCAGGCACGGGTACTCATTAACGACGACAACGCGTTGATGCCTGAACGCTTCTCTGACACAACAATGCTCGGTTTCGTTAACCAAGCAGTAAAGCGGTCTGTGCCTATGCGTCCTGACCTCTTTATTGTCAACGCCAGTGTCACTCCGACAGCTGATCAAGTCGCGCAAGAACTTGACTCAACCGTCACCCGCATCATGGAAATCCATCGAGTTACCGGTGGATCAGCCGTAGGCGAAGTAGACAAAGAAACAATGGACCGCTCAGCCCCAGACTGGATGCTGGAAGACTCTGATGTTCCTGTTAATTGGATGCGTCACCCGCGTAATCCTCGTCGCTACTTCCTCTATCCACCGCCTATCACGGGTACACAGCTTGAAGCTGAATATGTAAAGGTCCCAGATGATTATCTCATTGGTGATACTATCGGTATGCCTGATAGTTATAAGTCGGCCCTCGTTGATTGCGTGGTTTTTCTAGCTGAAGTTATTGATAACGAAAGCGTTGAGACACAGCGGGCTAAAGATTTCTATAACTCGTTTGCACAAGCTCTCGGTTCTGATTTTACTCAACGCCAAGTAGTAGACCGTGAAGATGGTATGCCGCAAGAAGAACAACGCCGTAGGGGTCAATAATGGCTAATCGCGAGTTCTCTAGTATTGTTAACCGGGTTGAGGCTCTTGTTCCACAAGTGCCACGTCCGACCGTACTAGAACACATTCGTCTTGCCGCACGCACAGCATGCGAGAAGACACTATCATGGCGCTATGTGCCGCCTACATTTAACCTGTTGCCCGGCGTGCACGAGTATGCTTTCAACGTACCGGCAGACACAGAACTCGAACATCTGTTCGGCGTCAGCGTTAACAGCTGTCCACTTGTGCTGGCAAACCTTGACGTAGCGATTGCTCGTTACCCTGAATGGGCTGATCTGTTTAGCGGTGAAGATGTTGAAGAAGTCTGGAGCGAAACACCGGGCGGATACGTTAACGCTACTGAGTACAACGAAGCGCTCTTTAACGACGGCAGCACTTTTGTTTTGCCTGACTCTATCGTTGCCGATGGTTCTTTGCCAGCGATGTGCACGGTCGTATCGCCTCAGCGATACGTTATCCTGCCACTGCCAGATGGACTAGACACATACGTTACTCGCATGTGGATGGCAATTAAGCCGACCCGCACTGCTACTGGCATGGACGAACAAGCGTTCAACGAACTTGAAGATTTGTTTGTCTGGGGTGCACTTGAGACACTCTTCTCGATGCCCGGTAAAACATGGACTAATCCGGACTACTCCGTTCACTACGGTAATAAGTTCCGTGAAGGATATCTAGAGAAACGCCGTCGCGCTAACATCGGACACGTACGTGGCTCGATGAGTGCGCGTACCGTGCGTTGGCTGTAAGGGGAACACCATGGGTGTTAAGTTTAAAAATAATGCACATAGCACGCTGAGCGGTGCAATCGGCGCTGCCGATCTAGCCCTTAGCGTGGCATCCGGTGATGGCGTTCTGTTCCCGGCAGCTGGGGCTGGCGACTACTTTTATCTTACAATCGAGAACACTGACAACACGTATGAAATCGTGAAGGTTACGGCTCGCACTGGCGACGCTATGACTATTACGCGCGCGGAAGAAAGCACCACAGCAATTGCTTTCGCTGCCGGTGCCCGATGCGAACTGCGTGTTACTGTCCAAGGTCTGATTGATAAGTTTGCTGAAGACAACATCGCGGCTAACTCTCTGTCGTTGGGTGACCTTCAAACGATCAGCGCTGCACGTCTCCTAGGCTCCGTTGCAGGCGGAAACGTATCACAACTGTCTGCTACACAGGTCCTCGATTTGCTCGGCTCTACACAGGGCCAAGTGCTGTATCGCGGAGCTTCCGCGTGGACTGTGCTCTCACCCGGCACAGCTGGAAACTTGCTGCAGTCCGGCGGCGCTGGCGGTAACCCGTCGTGGGCCTCTGGTATCCCGGTCAGCGACGGCGATAAGGGTGATATCACAGTAGCGTCTTCAGGTACCGCATGGACCATCGATAACGCAGCGGTAACGCTTGCTAAGATGGCGAACCTCGCTCAGTATTCGCTCATTGGTCGTTCGGGTTCAGGTTCGGGTGTCCCACAAGCTATCGCTACTAGCGCTGACGTGTACACGCTACTCGGTTCTAATAGTGCTGCTACGTTCCGCACTAACCTAGGCCTTGGCACAATTGCCACGCAGGCAGCTGCGTCGGTTACGTTGACTGGCGGTTCTGTTACCGGTTTGTCGACACTGCAAGGCACGATGAAGGTCTCCACGAACACGACGGGCACTCTCGCCCTTGCAGACGCTGACTGCTTCGTACCGATGACCGGTGACTGCACGCTTAACGGCGGTGTGTTCTCGGCCCGTCAATCGTTCCTGTTCTATGCTGGTGCCGCTGGTCGTACAATTACCCAGGGCACGAGCATGACGCTCCGCCTTGGTGGCTCTGCCACGACAGGGAACCGTACACTTGCGGCTTACACACTTGCAGCTGGTGTAGTTATCGACACGAACACGATTGTCATCGCTGGTTCAGGGGTGACCTAATGCTTAACAAGATATGGGCAGGCATTACGGCTACGCTGGTTGTCATCTCCATGTTCCTGGGTGTCAACCTCTGGCTCACTAAAAATGCCTTGGAGTCTGCAGCTAAAACTGCTAGAGAACATCCTAGGATTATCCAATCACAAGACCGTATTACTGAGTTTGAGAACCGACTTGATCTTCGCCTTAATGAACTCGAACAACAAATTGAGGACTCACCAAATGCGCAAATTCTTATTCCAGCTGACGTCGCTACTATTTGGGCTAACGGCATTGACAGCTTGCGCGACACAGGGTCCGATGCTGACGAGTCAACAAAGCAGCTGCGTCGATCTGATGCCGATAAGGCCTGAAGTCGGCCCAGACGGTATCGAAGTTGGCGCGTTGCTGGTCTTTTCGCATGACCAAGAAGCAGCGCTTCAAGCCTGCAGTAAACGTCTACAAGAAGTCGCGCAGCTGTACGAGGACAAGTAATGGCCGGTGTAAAGCTAGAACAGTTTAAGGGTATCGCTCCCAAGATCGCTCCAGAGCATCTTGCGGAAGGCCTTGGCCAAATTGCTCGTAATGCTAAGATCGACTCTGGTGATCTGATCCCGTATCCTGAACCCGTTATCGTTGGTAGCTCGGGCCGTACAGGCACAACCAAAGTTATCTACCCACTAGTTAACCCTGACACAGATGCACTTGTGTGGCTGTCTTGGGGCACTGAAGTGAGCGTAGCTACTCCTGCGTTCGAGCCCGTGGTCTCAGAGCAACGTGTCTACTACACGGGTGACGGTGTTCCTAAAGTTACGACGTACGCGCTCGCTACGTCTGGCGGTCCCCCGTATCCTTATGACTACTATGAACTTGGACTGCCGCTACCGGAAACTAAAGTAACGACATCTGCTGCTACCTTTACTGCTAAAGGTATTATCTCTGTATCGCGTGACTCTGGCGGTATCGTAACGTACGTTACATCTACGGGCCACAATCTGCGGACAGGCATGGTTGTCTCTATTAAAGGCTTTGCCAACTACACCGCTACTTACTCACGCACCGGTAACACTAATGTAGTAACCTTAAATAACCACGGCTTTGCTGTCGGCGGCACTGTGTTCCTCACACGTACGTCCGGTAGTATGACCGATGGCTCGTACACGATTAGCGCCGTTACTACTAACACATTCACGTACAACGAACCCGAGTCTGGCAGCACTAGCGGTAACCTTAAGGTTGACACGCGCGCCTACAATACTACGGGTGCGGAAGTCATCGTAGTTGACGACACGACTTTCAAGTTGTTCCTCCCCGGCTTTGAACAAGACACGTATACTGTCTCTGGTCCAATGGTTGAACTCGCTGGCCAGACTTATGCACGTAACTACGTGTACACTTGGTACACTCCGTGGGGCGAAGAGAGCGTTGCGTCTGATCCGTCTGAGGACTTGATCCTTAAGGAAGGCCAGATCGTAACTGTTACAGCGCTGCCAACTGCACCGCCGCTAGTCCCGACTAAGAATTTTGTTCGCGGTGTACGTTTATATCGCACGCTAGCTGGCGTTAACGAGACAGACTTCTACTTGCTTAACACTCTGTGGTTCCCACAGAACACCGCGCGCGTACAGCGCGTAGCTGACGTCGTGACAGTCACTATGCAAGAGCCGCATAACTTCCTTGTCGGTGATCGCTTTAAGCTTACAGGCTGCACGAACTCTTCTGTTAACATTACAGATGGTATCGTTACTGACACCGCTGACGCTTACGTTTTCTCGTATGTCTCGGCAGGATCGGCAATCGCAGATACGGCAGATACCACTGGTGTCCTGTACCACGACGCTAGTGAGAACCCAGACGAGGACGCCGCTCGGTACTGGGGCGATAGCACGTTCGATTTCACGGACGACTATAGCTCAAAGCTTCTAACGGACAACCTTCTCTCGGACGAATGGATCGGCCCGCCGGAAGACTTACAGGGTCTTACCGTTGTGCAGAATAATATTCTTGCCGGCTTTGTTCGTAACTCGCTTTACCTCACAGAGCCTGACCAGCCGCACGCTTGGCCGGAAGCTTACATTAAAGTTCTAGACGTTGACATCATTGCTATTCGAGCACTCAGTGGCGTAGGCGCTGTCATCCTCACAGAGAAACAGCCTTACGTTCTCACGGGTTCCGATCCAGCGACGATGACACTACAGAAGGTCGACGCCCTGTACCCGTGCGTATCCGCACGTGGCGCTGTGTCGATGAACTTTGGTGTACTGTTCCCAACCTATGAAGGCATGGCCCTCGTAGCGCCCTCAGGTAATACACGTCTAGCTACAGCAAACGTTTACAACGGCGACACGTGGACCGAGTCGTACGACCCGACTACCATCCTGGGTGTCTACTACGACAACAGTTACTTCGGCTCACATAGCACCGGATCGTTCGTGTACGAATACGATGAACGAGGCGGCGGATCGTTTGTGAACTGTGACACCATCTTCACGGCAGCTTATAATGATGCTGCCAACGGCGCAGTCTACCTAGCTAGTGGTACCAACGGTGACATCTACCGATGGGACGACTCAGCTCAAGCCCCGCAAACCATGGAGTGGAAGTCCAAGCGGATGACTACCCAAGCGTACAATAACATTGGCGCGGCTCGGATACTGGCGGCACACACTGACACGTCTAACCTCACGTTTACTATGTGGGCAGACGGAGTCCAGGTGTACTCAAACCCTGTTTACAACGATGAAATATTTCGCTTGCCACGGGGCTTTAGAACTGATACATTCGAGTTTGCTGTCGAAGGTGACATCCGTGTTCGCTCAATTCATCTTGGCCAAACGCCTCTGTCGCTGAAAGAAGTGTAATCTATGGCTGGTAAAGTAAGCATCCCTAACGTTGTAGGTCTCGGTATCGAAGGGATACCGCATGGCCTTACTGTGTTCCTGCAAGCTATTCAGGATGGGATTATCACAATCGACACTAACGTTATCTATAGGGACGTAGTACGGGCGCAGGCACCAGAGCCTACTATCCGTACGAAGACCGCGCAGGGTAACGCAGTGTCAATCACAGGGTACAACGTAGCTTCGGGCAACGATTACGTCCTGCTAGTTAATGACTTTGATCGTTTACTCCAGAGCCACTTGGCTTTACTCGCGGCGTTTAACGCGCTCGTAGAACAACTAAAAGGAAGACAGTAATGCTCGACGGTAACCCGATGATGCAAGAGTATCTCGCCCGCAACCCGAACAGTGTGTTCGCCCGTGGCGTGCAACCTGCTGCCCAGCAAACTCCAATTATGCCCCAAGGGCAAATCCCGTCGTTCGCCGCTGGCGGCATGATGAGTGAGCAAGGTCAAGCTATCCGCCCAGGTCAACCTATGCCCGGCAATCAGATGGATACGCCACTCGGTGCAGACGCTCCTCCGCCGCTCGATAGCGGACAGATCGAACAAGAAGCTAACAACTTCATCCGGTCCAATCCACAGGTTGCTCAGCAAATTCAACAGGTTATGGCGCAGGCTATGCAGTCTGGTGACCTCACTACGGACGAGCTTAACCTGATGGTGCAGCTTGCGAAAGCAGCGTTGGCTAACCCAGCCTCCTACCCACAAATCCGGCAGTTCGCTGTTAAGAACGGCCTAGGCGACGAAGCTAGCATCCCGCAAGAAATGGATAAGGGCCTGCT